TATGTGGTGGGGCCACGGCGGGACAGACGAGCGTGAGCGTGAGGACATGGTCGCGACGTACCGAAAGCACGAGGGGCCGTGCCTGCTCATCGGTACGGGGCAGGCATTCGGTGAGTCGGTCGACGGTCTCCAGACCTCGGACCTCGCCATCTTCGCCATGCTGCCCTGGCGGCCTGGTGACTTCGAGCAGTGGAAGGGGAGGTTCGACCGCATCGGTGGTCGACCGACACTGCTCAAGGTGGTCTTGGCTCGGAAGTCCTACGACGAGAAGGTCGCAGGCATCCTGGCTGACAAGATCACTCCCATCAAGGAGTTCCTGGCTGCGGAGCAGTACCAGGGCATGGACGACAAACTGCTTGGCATCGACGACCATGACCGCATGAAGGCGTCGGTGTTGAGCGCACTCTTCGGGGAAGAAGAATGAGAGATGCAACCATCATGGCCGCGAGCGGAGTCACGATGCTGGTGCTGTTCAGCGTCTTGTCTGCAGCCAACGCTTCTCGGCTCAACGACATCGAAGAGAAGGTCGACATCCGCAACGACCTCGTCAGCGGCAAGGCCAACTACATGCCGGGAGCAGCCTGCGTCATTGCGACGTCGGCTGAGCAGACTCCGGCCGACATCATCAACTACGCCAGGGCGTGTGCGAAGGCGCATGAAGACTGGCTCAAGGAGCAGCAATGACCAACCCCATTCTCATCGACACCGGTCGAAGCACGACAGGCTGGTCCTTCTGGGGACCTGCCTTCACCTGTGACCGGCTCTGGTTCATCATCAACGTCAAGCAGCGCGAGTTCATCAACGCTGAAGCCCTGACCATGGGGTCGATGGGTCACACGATCCTCGCCCACTACTACGCCCAGTTGGGTTGCAAGCAGGGCGGCTTCGAGTATGAGGGCGAGCAGGTTGCCGATCCCGATCACTTTCTGCCTCCAGAGGAAGCAGTTCGAGAGTGGGCCCGCCTTCGAGAACTCGAGGGAACAGAGGCCACTCCTTACCTCGCAACCATCTTCGACCTGTACCGGCGGTACCTGCAGAAGGAGCCGCACGTTTCTGACCAGGTGGTCGCCGTGGAGCACCAGGCGAAGTTGACCCTGGGGCTCAACCACGAGGGCGTGTTCGGCCTGTGGATCGATAAGAATCTGTCGGAGCCGCGGCTGCTCGACTGCCCTGGTCTCGAGGAGCCTGTGCCCGGAGTGCCTGGACTGCAGCACGGCAAGCCCATCGAGGTGACCAAGCGGTTCGACCTCGTGATGCGGCACAGCGCTGACGGTCGCACCTACATCTGGGACCACAAGGTGACCGGTGGCAGCGTGAGCAAGAAGCGGGCTGAGCAGTACTCGATGGACGGACAGTTCGCTGTCAACCGCATCATGGGTCGTCAGTTGTACGAGGACTTCGGCGGAGTCATCCTGAACCTGGTACAGCGGCGCAGCCCCTGGACGGTGAGCCGGCAGCACGTGCCGCCCACCCCCTGGCGAGACGAGCAGTTGTGTCGCCAGATTTACTCGAAGGCTCACTCGCTGGCGAACCAGTTGGTGAACTACAAGCGCCACTACATCACCGAAGGTGATTGGCAAATGACCCAAAACGAACTGGTCTGCTACCACCGCTACGGCAAGTGCGGTGCGTTTGACTTGTGCCAGTACGGACCGGAGAGTGAGTGATGCCCTACTGGACAGGTGACGGTACTGATGCTGCGCGGCGACGACGTGCTCGACGAGGATTCTCCTCGGGGGCTGTCGGCGAAGTGGTCGAGGAGGGCGTCTGGAAAGGCTACCGCTCTGGGCCCGAGCGGAAGTATCGAGTATGGCGTTCTGTCCACGAGGGTGTCGTTCGGCTCTGGGTTTTCATCGACTCGGGGTCCAAGCGCAAGCCGTACAAGCCGGCTCGAGAGTACGACATGAAGTGGCTGCGCAAGCAGAAGAAGCGCGGTCACGCCTTCGCCACGACCGAAGAGTACGTCGAGCCCGAAGTATGAGGTTCGCGTTTACAGTCCGCCCCGACTGTAAACAACAAACAGGCCCCGCCGGCTGAGATCCGTGTGTTACAGTCGGCGAGCCTTTCGGGGCACTACCACAACAACAACATCACTGGAGGCGACCATGGCGCATGCCACGGTCATGGGTATGGTCTTCGGCCAGCCCAAGCGCATGAAGACCTCTATGGTCGCGAGCGCATTCCCCAACGCCCTATGGATTCCGGGCGAGGGAGTGAACGCGATCAAGAGCGTCACGCAGAACGAGTGGGGCTTTGAGCCCACCGTGTACGAGCATCCGGTCAGGACGCTTGTAGACCTGCTCGACCTACTGACCATGCTCGAGGAGCAGGGGCTTGTTGATTCCTACCCGGCAGTCTGTGTCGACGGGATGACGGCTCTGTGCGAGACGAGCCTGAGGTTCTGGCAGGACAACCCCAAACTCACCAACAGCGGCAAGGTCGACAAGTTCTGGCCGTACCAGCAACTCAAGGACAAACTGCTTCGACTGGCTGAGAAGTCCCGGCACATCGGTGTCAGCGTCTTCATGGTCGCTCACGAGCAGGCTCCTGGCGCTGGCATGGACGGCAGTTTCGTCCCCGGCGGCCCATCCCTGGGCAGCAAGGGGCAGGTCGTTCGAGTGCCTGCCTGGTGCGACTTCAACGCCCGTGCTGTCGTGAACAAGGACTACCCAGACCCATGGGTCAAGGGCGGCTTGTTCGTCAACCCGTGGGACAGCACCTGGGTGACGGGTGACCGCAACGGTGTCGGCTACGCAGAGAGCCCGCCGAACGTCCGAGAACTGCTGCGTGCAAGTGCGGTCGACTACGGTCTGTCTCGTCGTCCAGGCCTCGAGTGGCAGGACGAGGTCGCCGACGTAGTCGCTGCGGCTGTCCTGTCTGGTGACGTGAACGAGGCGGTCAGCGCCGGCGTCAACAAGGCGCAGAAGTTTGCGAAGGGCAGCGGTCGTGACACGCAACTGCATGTCCGCTGGGCAGTGCAGGATGGCATCGCTCGCGGCGTCATCCAGAAGCAGCGTAGCGACAATCTCTTCAAGGTTCTGGAGCCACCCGTCCCCAAGAAGAAGGGCAAGGCTCCACCCCCTCCGTCTGATTGACGGCTGTTCCGGCAGTAAACCGGATTCAACAACAACTGCAAAAACCCAAAAAACCAGGAACGAAGATGTCCTTCTTCATCCCCGCAGAGACTGCCGCGTCCGTCGGCACTGGCAACCTTCCCCCCGACACCGGCTACTACGCCGTTGAGATCACTCAGTTTGAGGACCGTGGCGTTCTCGACCGTCAGGGCAACTTCTCGTACTTCATCCACCTGAAGTTCCCCAACGGTGCGACCACCCGTGAGATCGGCTCCTGCCCGTTCGACGGTGAGGGCAACATGGCTCCCGCTCTCCAGGCCATGGACGAGCAGTCCCGCAACAAGAAGATCGGCGGCATGGTCGCTGCTCTCAAGCGGGTCGCCCTGTCCTCCGGCATCACCGAGGACTACATGGCAGAGAACGGTCTGAACACCGAGCACCTCGTGGGTCGGACCGCCTACATTGCATGGCTCGGTCGTCCCAAGGACACGCCGCAGGGTGTTCGCGCCTACGGTGAGACCAAGTCCTTCATCAGCCACGACGAGTACGAGAAGGCCACCTCCGAGGGCAAGGCCCCCGAGGACACGCGTCAGTTCGCTTGGCGTCGCAACACCGGCAACAGCGCTGCTGCCAGCAAGCCCAGCACCAAGATGCCGCCTCCGCCCCAGCGCTCGGCCGGCTTCCCGCCCCCGCCCCGCGGCTGATTCTCGTTTGACCCCCGTCGTCGATGGCGGCGGGGGTCCCCGCAGGAGCAGACAATGCAGCAGGAAGTTCTGCCTGGCACCCGCTGGCAGCATCGCAATGGCAACTACTACCGCGTCCGGATGCTCGTGAACGAGCACGCCGAGGACCCCGAGCGCTACCCCGTGATGGTGGTCTACATCGACGACAAGCATCGGACCTGGTGCAAGAGCGTCGATCGATTCCTGGGCGGCATGACCCTCGTGTCCGGCTGATGGGCAAGCATCGATCATGGACGTTCCCCGAACTGCGCAGAGCGCGGGCACGGGTCGAAGCAGGTGAGACCTGGGACCAGATTGCTGAGGACTTCGGTGTCCACTCCAGCACGTTGCGCAAGCAGGTCTACAAGCACATCGGGCGACCGAACCTGACCAAGCGCCCCCGAAAGATGCTGCGCGAGAAGATGATCCTCGAGGCCATCGCTCTCCGTAACAACGAGCGTCTGTCCTACGGAATCATCAAGGAACGCATCGGTTGGCCTCGACTGGTGGTGACCCTGCGCCAGTCCGTCAAACGCTACGCCCGGCTGCACGGTATCGAACTGTACGCCGGCTTCCCCGACAAACGAAAGAACAGGTGGGACAACCGTGAGTAGATTCGACCCCAGAGAACGGGGAGCACAATGTGACCGCTGCCCGCTGGGGCCTGACGGTTGCCTGTCTGATGGTGCGTGGGACCCCGTCCCTCCCGAGGTTCACGAGAGCACAACGGTCGCTGCTGTGCTCGAGGCACCGAAGCGTGATGACGTGAAGTACGGCATGCCCCTCAGCGGTCTGGACGGCGCTGAGTGGGACCGTGCTCTGAAAGCCAACGGTCTGCACCGAACGATGATCGACTTGTTCTTCGTCATTGCGTGCAGCCCCCGTGATGGCTGGAAGAAGATGGAGGCGACCCTGCGCCGCAAGAGAAAGGCAGCGCAGAAAAAACTGCAGAAGGCAGGATCTTCTGCGGCAGAGGCAAAGCGCCAGGCCGAGGTAGACCTGCCCCACCCTGCCGACTGCTGCGCTCCCTACCTGCAGAGAATGCTGTCGGTCTACGGCTACATCATCCCGATGGGGTCGACCCCGGCACAGCGGGTACTCGACACGTCCTCGAGCATGGCCCACCTCGAGGGAGACATGCGTGAGGTCAAGGCCAGTCGGTTGACCTGGCAAGCCTTCGACTGGACTCAGTCTAAGGATGACTGGACCGTGAAGGTCATCTCGACCTACGACCCTGGCTACGTGAAGCATGCGCCGAAGGTGCGTCCGCAGTTCTACGCCACGCTGGGCAAGGCATTCCGCTGGTTCAACAATGCGCTGAACTGGCTCGAGCCTGAGACCCAGGAGCAGCCGACGCCAGATGAACTGCGTGAGTGGCTGGCGGTGCCCGCACCCTTCTGGGTCTACGACTACGAGACCGACGGCATCAACGTGCTGGACATCGGAGTGCGATGCCTTGCCATCGCTACGCCTGACGTCGACGCTCACGGTCATCCGACCATGCCGTACGAGACGCCGGCGCAGGTGGCTCGGACCATCGGCATCAACATCATGGGGACAGACCGCATCGGTCGGCGCTTCTACTCTCCGAGTGATGAGGAACAGATCAAGGACATCCTCCGCGAGTTCTTCGTCGATGAGACCAAGGTCAAGGTAGGCCACAACGCTGGCTACTTCGACCGTCAGGTGACCGAGCACTGGCTGGGCGTGCGGCCCATGCCCACCCACGACACGCTCTTCGACGCACGCTTCACCCACCCCGACCTGCCCAAGGGACTCAAGCCTACGGGTCGTCGACTGACGGACGTCCACAAGTGGGAGACCAGCGAGAGCGGAGAGAAGAACAGCGGCAGCAAGGTCAGTGACCAGGAACGGCTGACGTACTGCGAGTACGACACCGTGGTCAACGCCCGCATCACAGAGCCGCTCCGTCGCTCTGCCGATGACAACGGAGCGAACAAGCCGCTGCCCGAGTGGGCGAAGCCTGTGTCGTGGCCCAGCGCTACGCCCTGGACGCTGCGCAACCTCGACCATGCCCGTCAGGACATGTGCGTGCAGATGCACCAGAACGGTGTCTACGTCGACCAGGGCAAAGCAGCCATCCTCACGGACCGCTTTGAACGGGTGGCAAAGGACCTGTACGCAGAACTCCAAGGTCTGACNGACGTGGCTGGAGTCAAGAAGCGGGGCAACCAGGACTTCAANCCAGGCTCGTTCGACCAGGTNCGCAACCTGCTCTACGAGCAGTGGGACCTTGGCATCCCCTACGGCATGGACGCTCGAGAGTTCTACACCGAGTCGGGTNTGCCCGGCACAGGTGACGCTGTGCTCCGTGCCCACATGGCCAGCCCGGACATCAACGAAGCGCAGCGCAAGTTCCTGCTGACGTTGCGCCAGTACCGACGGGTCAGGACCAAGGTGCTCGGTACGCAGTTGTACACGCTGCGTCCGCTCAAGGATGGTGGGGCGATCCACCCCGATGGTCGAGTCCGTTCCACGTGGAACAGTCACACGACCGCAGTGGGTCGACTGTCCTCCAGCGGACCCAACATGCAGAACCAGTCCAGCCGTAAGGACCTGGGCGGTGTGCGGACGTTGTACTGCGCAGCCCCTGGCAACGTGCTGGTGGGCTGCGACCTGAGCGCTGCGCACCTGGTCATCACTGCAAACTACTGGGGAGTTCAGCGTCTGCTGGACTGCTTCGCTGACGACCTCGANCCNCACTGCTGGCTGGCCCACGACCTGTTCGGAAAGGATTTTGAACAGGCTTCAGGATGGACAAAGGGCTTCAGTCTCAAGGCTACACACAAGCCCAGCAAGAAAGGAAAGGCAGGCCAGTTGCGGGAACTCATCAAGACNTACCGCTACGCCTCCATCTACTGGGCCTCGGCTGAGACCAAGCACAGTGTGATCCGTTCCACGGANCTGACAGGGTTTAAAAACCGAGAGGANGGCAGCGAGTATCTGCACACCGACCTGCCGTACTTGAAGTTCGACCTGAACCAGGTCCGNTTCTTCGACAAGGTCTGGCATGANNCNGAGCCTGACTGGATGCAGGCTTGGCAGCAGATGCTGATGCTCTACTCCAAGCAGGGCTACATGGAAGACCCGCTCTTCGGGCGTCGGTCTGGTGGNCTGCAGGAAGGCAAGAAAAACGAAGTGGTGAACTACCCGGTGCTCGCNTGCGAAGCGGCTGTCATGGCCATCGCAGAGCAGCGGGTCCTCGAGACCTTCCCGTTCCAGAAGTGGGGACCGGGCACAGGGCTCACCGCTCAGGTCCACGACTCTCTTGTAGTAGAAGTGCCTGAGCATCTTGCGGAGTGGGCGCAGAAGAAGATGACCGAGTGCATGACCATCAAGGTNCCGGGCTGGCCTGTCACGTTTGCTTGCGAAGCAGATGTCGGCCGTACCTGGGCCGAAGTGTGATACAAGTGTTTGACAAAGGCACGCAACGGCTTACTACGAAAGCATATNAGGAGTGACCGATGACCGATGACTACAGGTTCTTCCTGGCACATGACCGAGGAGACGGTGACGANACCGTCGACAAGTGGAGAGATNCGNTGACCGAGGGGCTCGGCGACGCGTACCCCGAGCACATGATTACGGTCATCGCTGGCCGTGATGACTACAAGCACCGCGCACGAGATGCTGGTGGTTGGAAGGCATGGCCGCAGTCGGTGGTGTCTGGTCGCATGTGGGACGGTGACCCGCGCTTCCACGGCATCATCCGNCCGGCGCAGTACGTCGGTGTGATGGACACGGTGTGTGGNCGTCCGACCTTCGAGATGATNGAGGGCTTTGTCCGTGAGGGCAAGATCGCCTGGGTCTGGGACACCCGGACCGACGAGTACCACCGGGTCAAGGGCACCGCCCGTCTGCCCGGCGAAGACTACAAGGCATGGGGTCGCATCGTCGTTCGCGANGAAGGGAGCGAGGAGTGACCTACGAAGAGATCCTCGCNGCCCTCGAAGCCAAGAACCCAGACGCACTGCTGCTCGAGCCAAGAGACATCTACGACCCTTGCATCGTGGATATGACCGACGCCCCCGACGACCACTGGCCTCGTGAGCCTGGGTTNACGGTCGCGGTCTACAGCGCAGAGATGTGCATCGAAGCGACTGCTGATTCTGGAGATGGCTCCTGGCAAACAGCCGCAGAGCACTTCGACTACAACATGGCCGGCTCCTGGCTCGGCCCGAACACTCCCGCATTCAAGTGGGACTCACTGGACGAAGAGTGATGCCGCTGTTCACGCACCGATGCCACCAATGCGATCACCAGTTCGAGGTCCTCGTGTTCTCGAAGGACCTGTCGAAGGACCAGCCATGTCCTCGATGTGATGCCCCGCAGACTGTTCGACAGGTGTCTCGCACCAGTTTCTCGCTGGCTGGTGAGGGCTGGGCACGTGACGGCTACGCAAAAGGAGGTGCGGAATGACNGCACCCACCACGCGCACGCTGGGCAAAGACGACTGGATGACGCCGGCAAACCTGTTCGACCAGGTGCATGAACTGTGTGAGTTCGATCTCGATGCNTGNGCNACCAACCTCGACGCAGCCCGCATCGACCCGTTCATCGACCCCAAGACCAACNCTCTGCGGGTCAAGTGGTCGGACTACGGCAAGCGAGTCTGGTGCAACCCGCCATACGGCAGAGGCATCGACAAGTGGTTCAAGAAGGCAGCGCAGGCATGCTTGCATGGCTGCCATCTGGTGACCCTGTTGGTCTACGCCAACACCGACACGAAGTACTGGCATCAGTGGGTGGCCAACTGCCCGCACACGCTGTGCGTCGTGTTCCTTGCGCCGCGGGTCAAGTTCGTACGACCCGACGGAGAGCAGGCGAAGGGAGCGCCGAAGGGAAGCGCGCTCATCTTCTACACCCCCGTGCCCCGACCAGTCGCGTTCCTGCCGCATCTGTACTGGCACTATGAGACCGAGCCTTTCGTTGTTGTCGGACAGCGACTGTCTGAAATGACCCAGGATGGTCGATGAGTCCTTACTACTGCCGCTTCTGCGGATGCAGTGCGTATCGACCTGACTGGTATTCGCGACGCTGCCCTCGATGCGGCACGTCCATCCCGCCCAAGAAGTGGCGAAACTCCAAGGAGCAACATGAGCACCCCAGAACTGACGAGTGTCTCGTTCAACATCAAGTCCGCGGACGGTAGTCCGCGCAGCCACGACCTCAAGAAGAAGAACCTCATCGTCGGACCCAACGGGTCTGGCAAGAGCGCTGTCGTCCAGGCAGTCGCTCTCGCCGTCAGCGGTGCGGCAGAAGAAGTCGCGGGTCGTGCCATCACCAGCGATCCCTCGCTGCTCATGACACTGGCACACCAGCACGGTCATGACGGCGGAGTCGTCTTCGCACGAGTCAATCTCAGCAACGGCGAGCACTGCCAGTGGGAGACCAAGCGAGACGAGGGGCGCATCAAGACCCCGATGCACATCAAGCCGCGCTGGGTTGTCCCGCACAACAGCAAGCAGCACAGCCCCCACTTCCCTCTCCGCGAGGTCCGTGAGGTCTTGACCGGCTCGGCGAAGAAGGCACGGCAGCGCTTCCTGACCTGGGTCTGTTCAGACCTGGAAGACGACGTGGTTGAGGCGGCTCTCGGCGATAGCATCGAAGTGTATAAGTCACTTTCGCTGGGCGCTGAAGACCTCGTCGCAGTCGACCGTCTGACGCACACCATCGACGCTGCTGACAAGATGGCACGCAAGTACCGGTCGGACTCGAAGGCTCAGGCTGCGATGCGTGACACGTTGCTTGGCGAGGTCGGCGCGAAGCCGACGGAGGCCAAGGTCCTGGCTGCCCGTGATGCCGTGCGTGAAGCGCAGGAACTGCACGAGGCCAACCTGCAGGCTTCCGGCTCGACCGAGTCTGACAAGCGGCGTGAACTGCTGCACAGCCTGCTGGGTCAGTTGCGCGCAGAGGAGCAGCGTCTGCTGTCTGACATGAAGGACGCCGAGACTACGCTCAAGAGACTGGATGACCTCGAGACCATCGAGTCTCGAGGCAGCGTGGGCGCGCTTCGCGCCTTGGAGTGGGCGATCGACGTCGACTCCGATGGCTGCCCCATCTGCTCATCCCCGGTGGGCAACGCGCATCTCCAGGCATGCCACGGGTTCTACAAAGACAAGGTCAAGGGCATCGACACAAAGATGACCCACAAGCGACAGTTGGAGGCCACGCTCTCGTATCTCTCCGACACTCTGACCGGTGCCCGCGAGCAGATCGACGTCTACGAGCATGAACTCAACGAACTGCCAGCGTCGGTTCCGTCCTCCAGCAATGTCTCTGTCGACGATACCCGTGATGCTCTGGCTGCTGCGCAGGCCACGCTCAACAGCCTGAACGATGCGCGGTCGAAGTGGGAGACCCTGACCACAGCGAAGCGTTTGGTTGTAGAGAACGCGGATGCCGCAGAGAAGTTCTCGAAGTACAAGAGCCGTGCGCAGAAGGTGGTGTCTCGCCTTCTCGAGGAGCAGGTGGATTCCTTCTGCGAGAAGGTGACGGCCTACCTGCCGACAGGCTGGGAGTTCGGCGTCATGGTCACAGACAACGGTCGCGACTCCTTCTACTACGGTCTGTACGAAGGCAAGGGCGCGGACCGCTACCTCAAGGTGGGCCTGTCCGAGGCGCAGCGTGTGACGGTGACCATCGCCATGTGCGCGGTGCTCGACGACATGATGCCGCTGCCGCTGTCCATCCTGGCTCCTGAGGACCGGGGCTGGGATGCGGAGACGCTGGGCCAGGTGATGGTCGCGATGAAGGACCTTCCGCAGACGGTCATGTTGACTTCTACGGTCATGCCGGATGCTACGCATCTCAAGGGCTGGAATGTGATCGACCTGCGAGAGAAGAAGACGGAAGCACGCTCCCGGATGCCGGCTCCGCCGATGCCGGCTACGCCTGCTATCGAGGAGGTCCAGGTGACCGACTCGCTCCCGTCGCTGCCGGAAGAGTTGGTCGAGCGGAAGCCGCCTTCCAGCGGTCGCGCTCGAGGCGGAAAGTTCCGGTCACTCAAGCGTCACGTTCTTCTGTTCATCGTCGAGCACGGCATCGAAACCACGCGCCACGTCTTCCGCCTTGCACATCCGGACCTGGTGGTCGAGGATGGTACGTCGCCCGAGGACTTCGCTGAGGTCGCAGCCAACTACCTCACGCCCATCGGGCCGCAGTAAGGAGCACGGATGTCCGACAACGAAACCGTTGATCTTGTCGCTGAGCTGAAAGCGTTTGTCGAATCCGTCCAGGCCATGGAGTCCGCTGACCGGGGTCCAGCCTTCACCACGTTCTTCTCTCTTGAACGTATTGAAAACATGGCCGCGCAGTGGCGCGACAACGAGTTCCAGTTCGAGGCACTGCTTACGCAACTGGGCTCGGTCAGGGGGATGGGCGCGCGGTCGCGCGAACTGACCCAGACAATCAAGCGTGCGCAGCGCCGGGCACGTCAGCAGCAGCAACAGGATGTGCTGCAGCAGATGGGTCTGACCAACATCCTCAACGAGAACATCGCTGACTACCTGGTAGAAGGCTTCCCGACCCTGCTCATCCCCAACGGCTTCGACGTTGACATGGGCGGCGTCTACACCCTCCAGCCCAACTTCGATGAGGGGACGGTCAGCCGCGAGAAGATCGCAACGGCCCCCATCATCATCACCCAGCGCGGACGAGACAACGACACCGGCCACATGCAGGTCGAGGTCGCATGGGTCGAGCCGCCAGGGCCAGGGAAGGGACGCCCCAAGTGGCGGACCCACACGGTCGAGCGCTCGGTCTTGTTCGACAGCAGGAAGATCGTAAGCCTCATCGACTACGGCGCACCGGTCACCTCCATCACTGCGGCTGATGCCATCCGGTGGCTGACTGCCTACGAAGACATCAACCAGCACAAGATCCCCCTGACCAACGGGGCGAACCGGCTGGGCTGGCAGAAAGACGGATCGTTCCTCCTGCCCGATGGTCACATCAAACTCGACAAGCACCAGGAACTGAAGTTGTTCCCGATGGAGGGCATGGACCCCATCATGAAGTCGCTGCGTACCGGGGGAACCTGGGAAGGCTGGCTCGAGGTCGTCGAACTGCTGCGTGACCATCCGCTTGCGATGCTGTCCGTCTACGCCTCGGTCGCCTCCGTCATGCAGCACATCGTCAAGTGCGCGAACTTCTCTGTTGACTGGTCAAACGAGACGTCGAGCGGCAAGACCACGAGCCTGCGCGTCGCAGCCTCGGTCTGGGGCTACCCGGCAGACGATGACGACGAGGGCTTCATCTACTC